CAGGTAGGCGGTTCTACTTTCAGGAGTATCACAGTGACAATAGTTGGTCGAGTAGATCGTACAACTTCAGTCCAACTGAACTAAAGAATTATCCAATTCAAGGTTTAGCTACTGGTGATATTGTTCCAATGATGTTGGGCAATATCTTCAAGGTACTCAAGGATTACGATAAAGTCAAGATGGTTAACACCATTCACGACTCAATTATGTTTGATGTACACGAAGATTTCTTAAATGGATTTCTAGAAGTTATTAAGAACATGTTGAGTAGGACTCATGGGTATTTCTTGTATACGTTTGGCACACCACTTGCTCTGAAGCTCAATGCAGGAGCATCTGTTGGTGTTAATTGGTTTAATATTAAAGAAGTCTAATATGACAATGATGACAGGTATCGTAGAATCCGTTTCTACAAAAGACGTAAACACTAAGTTTGGTTTGAAACCTACCTTCTCTATGAAGGTTAATGGCACTTGGGTCAAATGTGGTTTCAAGGATCCTGGTGTTTCGGTTGGCAATCAAGTTGAGTTTGATGGTGTCACTGGTACTTATGGTGTTGAGACTAAGAAGGTTATTGTTCTCTCCAAAGGAGCAACAGCACCTGCTGCAAGTCCAGCATCAACTCCTACTCCAGTAGTAGGCAAGACTTTTAGTGGTGGTGGTTACAAAGAGAAAGTGTTTCCTATCCCCCCGTTGCATGGTGATCGTGCCATTGTTCGTCAGAACGCATTGGCTCGTGCTACCGATATTTACATTGCAGCACGTGGTGGTAAGCCTTTTGAATTAGAATTGTCTACTCTGGATCTGGTTATTCAATTTGCTCGTAAGTTTGAGGCTTACACTGCAGGTGATCTTGACCTAGAGTCTGCTACTAACGAAGTCGCAAACGAAGTTGAATCGGACATTTCAACTTTGTTCTAAGTATCCCTACGCAGTTGCCGCTATGTAGGTTTTTGTAGAAGCTGTTAAGCCAGCATTCGAGGATGTCAACACAGGGAATTTTCTGGCTTTCTGCCCTGTCTAGTTGAAGACCAAATCGAGGCTTCTACTCTTTTTTGTTCCACGTGAAACACAAGATAGAAAGATAGTTATGAGAGCATTAGTCGATGGTGACATCGTAGTGTACCGAGCTGCTGCCTCTGCTGAAGAAGATGAAGCTTGGATAGCTCAATCAAGAGCTGACCAAATGATGCAAGACATTCTTGCAGATACCAAAGCTAATTCTTACAACGTTTACCTTACAGGTAGTGGTAATTTCCGCAGGGAGATTGCTCCTAGCTACAAGGCTAACAGACCAGACAGCAGACCTAAGCACTGGGAAGCAGTACGAGAGTTCCTAGTAACACAACACAAAGCATTTATTTGCAACGGCTATGAAGCAGACGATGAGATGGGTATCCAGCAGGATAAGATCAATCTCTCAACAGTCATCTGCAGCATAGACAAAGACTTACTCCAGATCCCAGGACGCCACTACAACTTTGTTAAGAAGTTGCACAGTGTTGTTGTCCCTGAGAAAGGACTAAAGTTTTTGTATATACAGAGTCTCGTAGGTGACAGGAGCGATAACATCATCGGGGTAGCTGGCATTGGCCCAGTAAAAGCAGAGCAAGCTTTAGCAGAGCTTCGCACTGAGGAAGAGTGGTACAACAAGTGCCGTGAACTCTATAACGATGACGAACGCTTTCACCTCAATATGAAGCTACTCTACATCTGGCAGAAGCCCAACGACAGTTGGGAACCACCACACCTAAGAGCAGCACCAACAACCGACTCGCCCCAAAGCGAGGAGGCAACACAAGAGGAGGAACAGCAATGACAACAGACATCAACATGCAGCACATGACTATGAAAGAGTATGTTGCTGTAGCTATGCTTTCAGAGCTAGCTAATGCAGAATCAACCCGTAAAGCAATAGCACGACGAGATACAACCTCTCACGAAGTTGTTAGCGTATGCTTTGCTTGGGCAGAAGTATTTATGGAAGTAAGAGAAGAGCGTAATGCCAAGACCAAAAAAACATAACCCTTCAGCGTACCGCAGTGGCTTAGAACAACGTTTTCAAACCGCTTGCGAAGCAAAAGGGTGGAGCCTTGCCTACGAACAAGACAAGATCAAGTACGTAATACCGGCAAGTAACCACACATACACACCAGACTTCACTGTTACTAATAACGTCTACATAGAAACCAAAGGTCTATGGACAGGAGCTGACAGGAAGAAAGCTGTGCTGTTAAAGCAGCAGCACCCAGAGGTAACTATCCTCTACGTGTTGCAGCGTAACCAGGGGCTATCTAAGAAGAGTAAGACATCTTATTTAGATTGGGCAGCTAAGAATGGTCTTGATGCTTGTGTGTTCTCTAACACCGAGCATTGGATGGAATTTATTCAGAGGTATATATGATTGAATTTACTTTGCTAGAAGTAGTGTTATTAGTAGCACTAGCAGTGTTTGTATATTTGTACTTCACTCTAAGTACTAAATACATAGCTTACAGGAACACAACAGCAATCATGTTGTTGGGTATCCATAGAGGTCAACTTAAAACAGTTGAAGACGACGACACCATAACGATTAAACCTGTATGAAGATTTCAGCAGAAGCAGCAACCAAAAACAACAAGCTCATCAATGCTATGCAAAAGAAGTGGGCTAAAGAGGAGCAGGAGAAACAGATCCAAAAGGTTCTGCAAACAACTGCTAAAGATTACAACCTAGACATTGTATTTTTCTATGAGAGAGTAGATAAAAATGAACACACGAATGCTTAAACACGTAAGAGAATTGTTTAACACTTCCTATGTATCAAACCAAACCAATAGGCACAACCAACGTCAGTGGGTTAGGTCTGTCAAGTTCCTTGGTGACAAGTGGCTGTTAGCTTCTCATGTACAACGTAAGGGGAACACATGACAACACTAACTCAAGCCAGCCTTGAAGCTACGCTGACTGAAATTCAAAAATTAATGGTTGAAAGAGGGGAAGCCATAACGATCAAACCGACCAAGTTCATTTACCGCCCATCCGATTTGGTTGAGCTAGGGTTTACAGTGGACGACGCAATCAGACTTATAGAGGAGAAGAACACATAATGCCAGCTATCACTAGGAGGCTACGAGCTTACCTCCAAGAATTTACAGGGGGTATGTCAGTCAAGACCATTGCTGGAGACTTAGACCTCAAACCTAAGTCAGTAGCAACAACAATAAATCGTATGCCTGATACTTATATTGTTAGCTGGACACGTATTAACAACCGTTGGATACGTCTATGGGCTATAGTAACACCCCCACCAGATGCGCCTATGCCCTCCAGAGTGGATGCAAATGAAACACGAGCTAGGAAGAGATAGTTAACTTTTATTAATCAACACTTTAAGGACTGAAATGAATATCGCTGACTCTATGCCACAAAAGAGTTTTCAACGTACAGACTTTACCCTTTGGCAAAGGGAGAATTTAGAACAGTTTGCTATTGAAGCTTACGAAAAGATCCAAGATTTAGAACAACTTCTTAAGTCGGTTCACCGAGCTTGGCAACAAGAAGTAGCTACCAAAGCAACTCACTGAGTACTAAGGTATCAAACTCATCCTGTGTGATGTTCTTAGGAACATCTACACCAACAAGAGCCTTCTGTATGTCTTCATACAGGAGGCTTGTTGCTTTATGGGCGTTGATGATGTCGTTATCAGCAACCCCATCTCCAGGGGCTATAACGTGGTTATAACCTATGCAAAGTTGACTCTTGGTGTTCTTGTAAGGTCTAGCTCTAAACCCCAGAGTGTCTTTAACAAACTGCAGGGCTTCATCAGAGATTTGCATATTAATTCAACAGAAGAATGTTGTTAGGTGTGTAATCAGTAATCAACCAATTAGTGCCGTTAGATACAAGTGTACATCTATCACCGGCTATAGCGTTAAGGATAGCCGTACCTGCGCTACCACCGCTAATAGAAACAACGTTACTAGAAGCAGACACAACAGTGTAAGCTTGATAGTTCTGAACATTTAATTGTCTACCTGAATAACTCGATGCTGTGGGCAGTGTGAGTGTACACGTACCAGCGTAGTTGTTGATAAGCCATAGGTCTGTTGTACCAACACTGTACGTACTAGCAGAGATGGTAACAGGTGTGGATACAGCTTGTTTGTTATTAAATGTATTCCAGTCTGTAGAAGACAAATACCCGTTAGTGCTAGTAGTAGCTTGGGAAATAACCAAGTGGCTACCAGATGTCCCAGATCCAGACAGAGGAGCATCAGCAGTAACAGCAGTCAAATAAGAACCAGCAGGTTGCTTATTATTAAAAGTGTTCCAATCGGTACTGCTTAAGTAACCATTAGTAGATGTTGTAGCTTGACCAATACTTAATGTACCAGCAGAGTAGGCTAGAGGGCTACTAATAGTTGCAGCAGCTAAAGCTGTACCATTGCCATACAACAAGCCAGTAATACTGGTAGACAACGTTAATGATGGAGTAGCTCCACCACTAGAAGTACCAGCAAACCCATTACTAGAAGCTACAGATATAGACGTAACATACGTACCTGCGGGCTGCTTATTGTTAAAGGTTGTCCAATCAGTTGAGGTCAAGTAACCATTAGTGCTGCCATTAGCTGCAGCCATACTGATAGCAGGGGTTGTGCCGCCTGACGATACAACAGGGGCAGTACCCGTTACAGCGGTAACAGTACCTTGTGGATTAGCTGCTGTAGTGATACTAGTAACACGACCATAAGTATCAATAGTAATAACAGGAACTAACGTCGATGATCCAGTAGTACCTGGAGTAGCAATCCCACTAGCTAAATCAATTGCAGGAGTTGTTCCACCTGAAGAAGTAATACGTCCAGATGTACCGCTAACGGAAGTGACGTATGTACCTGCTGGTTGTTTGTTGTTAAACGTATTCCAATCCGTGCTACTTAGATAACCATTGGTACTGGTTGTAGCTTGGGATATAGAAATCGTTGGGGTTGTACCACCACTACTAGCAATAGGAGCTGTAGCTGCAACAGAAGTAACAGGAGCTGTACCACTAGATGCTGCAGTCAATCGACCTTGAGCATCAACAGTAAACGAACCATAAGTATAGCTACCAGCACTGACAGTTGTATTGGCTAGAGCAATTGTTACTGCAGATGAGCCGATATAAGAGGAACCAGAAAGTCCAGTACCAATAGTAAGGGCGTAGGGATTCGCGGCAGTAATCGATCCACTAGCACCCAGAGCAATGCTAGTACCATTGACCGTAATACTAGAGTACGTAAGCTGACTGTTTGATATGCCACTTAGGGTTCCCCCTAATGTTAATGACCCAGTAGTTGTAACTGTACCAGTCAACGTAATACCATTGACAGTACCAGTACCACTAACAGATGTAACCGTACCAGTACCGTAAGGTAAAGAAGGTAAATCAGAAGCAACTAAAGCTCTAAATGTAGGAGTAGCAGCACTACCAGTTGCAGGGCCAGCAAACACCAAAGCAGCAGCCTGGGTGTTAAAAGTACCAGTAAGAGTACCGCTACTAGTAACAGGAGAGCCACTAACACTAAAGATAGATGGCAGTGACAGACCAACGCTAGTGACAGTACCAGTGGCAGCAGCAGACCAAACAGGAGCAGCACTACCTCTAGATGTCAGTACTTGTCCAGAAGTACCGACGTTTGTGAAAGCGTAAGCACCACCATTACCATAAGCTACAGCACCAGCTCTAGGTATAGCAAACCCATTAGTACCACCGTACTCAACATCAAGGGGAGCACCTAGCTTTAAGCTAGTAAAAGACCCCGTAGAGGGGGTCTTAGATCCAATAGCTGTGTTGTCAATAGTCCCACCAGTAATGTCTACTCCGTTAGAGTTCTGAGTAGACAGCGATCCATAGACTCGGTTACTAAGTCTTTGGAACCAATCTCTCCACTGAAAGTTTTCCCCAATGGGAGACTGTGGTATGGGGGTGTTAGGGTTAGCCATGATTACTTGTACTTAACGTCTTTGCAGTAGCCGTTCTTTTGCAGTTCAGGCAACATCTTCTCAAGCTTTTCACCAATGTCGTCTCGTACCATAGGAGAGTTGATCATGTGGATCTTCTTCTTGAACGTATCGTATGCTTTGCACTTAGCATCATCAACAGTCTTGCCGACACCAGAGACAGTCAACACATAAGAACCAGCAGTCACCAAGCAAGGCTCGGTGTTTTTACCGTCTTTACCAGGACTAAAACCCATCTTAACTTCTGACAGGTGGATGTTCTTAGTAGCATCTTCCATAGTCAAGTCAAAGATAGGATACCCAGTGTTCTCCTTCTTCTTAACGTTGCTATAGGGATAATCAGGTTGAGATACAACAATACCGCAAGCAATGTCTTCTTTAACCTTAAGAGTATCTCTACCATCAAGAGAGTCAAGCATCCACTGCACAGGATCACCAATGTGAAGAGCTTGTTGGATCTGGAACAGAGGCCAACCAGGACGAGTAGTGAACTCTAAAGGCCAGGGATTACCCTTATTATCAATGATACAGTTGACATCAATGTAGCCAGAGTAACCAATGCCGTGAAGAAAGTCTTCAAGGGGTTTAAGAACCTTGTCAGCCAACAAAGACTTCTGGGTGTAACGCATAACAGTACCTTGCTCACCAGTAGCAGGACCGTAGTCACCAGACATTAGCTTCTTAAACTCCCAGTTCTCAAGGAAGTGTTTAGAGAAACCACCTAAACCAAACCAACCACCAACAGCCATCTCAGATCCAGCGTGGAACTCTTGGAGAACAAAGTCACCGTCATAGGCGTTGCTCTTCTTCCACTTGTTCAACATGAACACCATGTCTCGCCAGTCTTTAGAGCAGTAGCTAAGAGCCTTGTCTCCGTCACCAATAGGCTTAGACACAAAGCGTTTGTCTTTGTTACTAAGAACGTGAGAAATAGCCTCATCGTATTTAGAAAACTTCATGGTAGGAATAATTGGGATACCAGCTCTCTCAAAAACAGCGGCTCCGTACTCCCGATCCTGTTCCCAACGAGCACCTTCTACATTGCAACCATAGATAGGGTAGCCCTTACGGTGATAGCTTTCAAGCTTCTGAATGTAACGACTGTTATCAGTAACAAAGATAAGGTCAGCCCAGTTCATACTGGATTCCCAATCAGCTACCTTCTTGAAACAGTCCATACCATCACCGTTCTCACAGCGACTACCATCAAAGTTGTTACGCATGTACACACGTACTTCATGACCATAAGCAGCAGACTTGATAGCCAAGTCCATAGAGAAGCCACAGTCAAACTGGTCAATGATTAGAAGTTTCATTGTTGATCCCAACCTTTTTCCTTAGCCTTCTCTTTGTAACGTTTAGCAGCTTCTTTAAGTTGTTTCTCACGTTCGGCTCTTTGTTGTTTACGTTGTTCGGCAGTGCCACCATAGATGGGGAAGCCTAATGTTCCCAGTAACGCTCTCTTAGCACCTTCTCCTTCAGGAGCAGTACTAGCTGCTGATACTTGGAAAGGCACAGCCATTTTACCTACAGTTTCTAATCTACCAACAGCACTACGGTCAACTAGTTTAGGGGCATCAGGAGATGCGTACTCCAAACCACCAATACCAACAATAGCAGCTTTAGGTATAAACCCTAACTTGTTAGACAGGGTTTTATCTGGATCAGCAATCCAGTGGTACGGTTCCATAGCGTGCTTCATAGCTTGCATAGACGTACCATCAGGCCACTCAATGCGAGTTGCATCTTTGTTTTCCCAGATAGGTCTGTTAGCTGTCATCATGTTGATAGCATTCAACAAGGTGAAGTAAGTCAGAGCAGTCTTAAACTGATACAACCTAGCGTAGTCTGCTTTGGTTGTAGGAGCCATCATGCCCTTAATGCCTTCTACAGGTTGCCATTTAGTTGGGTTAAGGTCTTTAGGCAGAGCAGCAGTAAAGGCACGGAGAGTAGAGATAGTCCAGTCAGGAGCAAACAATGCTAACTGCAATGCTCTACGACCAGCAGGGTTGTATGCAGCCATAGCAATACGTTTACCCATTTCAGTACGAGCAGACGTAGCAGCTTCAAACCAATTTAAACCACCAAAGGAGTCATTGACAAAGTTAGAGATCTCTTTACGAGCTTTAGTCTCATCAAATGGTTTGCCCTCTTTAGCAGCTTGGATACGAGCTTTTTCTAAGTAACCTTCTGCAACCATTAGCTTGCCACCAGTGTGCAAGTAGTCCCAGGTAAACTTATCAAACAAACCAAGAGTAAGCTTCTCAGTAGCACTCAAAGACTTCTCAAGGATACGAGTACGAGGACCAAACTTAGCAATCATCTGATCAGCAAACTTACCACCTGCAGCAAGTAGACCTTGAGATACATCTTCAGGCATCTCTAACTGAAGACCACCTTCTCGAATCCATTTGTCAGTACTGTCACCCAGACCACCATTGCGGAACTGATCAAGAGCTTTAGTGATAGCAGCGTTCTTTGTTCCTAGTAACTTATCACCAGCACTAAGAGCTAACTCTTTAGCAGGAGTCCAAATAGGAATGCCTGTACTAGAGATAACTTCTAACAGAGACTTAGCGTGGAAGAACGATCCGATAACGTTAATGCGTTTAGCAGCTTGAGAGATAGTCCCTAAAGCTTTCATCAAGTCACCAGGACCAGAGTCAAACACAAACTTCAATGGAGCAACTAGGTCAGGATGCACGGCATAGCCAGCAAACTGGGGACTCTCCATCATCTCCCAACCTTCTGGTTTAGCTTGCTCTTTAGTCACTTCACGGATTAAAGACTCACCGTTAACATTACGAACTTGTTTTAAGTTATCCACAAGGGTTTTGTTCTCAATTGCTTTTTGCATTGAGCTTGCGTACTCTTTGTAGATCTCTGCAATGTCTTTGGTTTTAATCTGTAAGCGCCACTGACTGTCACCCTTAGCAGCAATACGAGAGTTAGCTTCGTTGATGAAGGCTTCTAAGTCAGCAAAAGTTTTAAAGACACGTTGCTTACCAAACTTAGACTCGGTGGTCATGCCACGCATAGCACCAGCCTCACTAGGTGTTCCTAGTAACGCTTGGATAAACTCTTCACGAGCACCTTTGGGAGCACCAGCCCAATCAATGATGTGGGTTACGTAGTCTTCAAGCAGACCCTTAACAACACCCTTTTCGACAGCTTTATCACCAATTGCTTTAACAAGCTCTTGGTACTTCTCAGCAACCTTAACTTCTTCTGGGCTAAGACCAGAGAGATCACCCTTGTCAACAGCTTCTGCAATAGCTTCTCTACGAGCAGCATCAGGGATAGCTTCAGCCATCCGTTTAGCTTCGTTGTGAATGATACGAGCATCAGCCATTTTGTTGTTGATATTCATACCAACAAACTTCTCGGTTTCCTTAACAGGCTCTAACCAAGACTTCTGATACTCTTTAAATCCTTCAAAGAACTTAACAGCATCTACTTCACCATGTTTGGCATAGATGTCTGCAGCAATGTCATACATCTCTTGCTCAGTAGCAACATCACGAGGAGAAGTTTTAGTGCGATCTACAGGAGTTTCTTTAAGAGGCTCGGGGGGTAGCTCACCAGATGAGCTAGCCTTTTTCTCTGCTAATGTTTTAAGAGCAGCTTTGTTAGTCTGATCTTCGTAAGCACCTTTGTCTTGACCTTCTACACGGGGAGTTTTAACGTGCTCTGCTTCGTGTTGAATAGCAAAGTCAATCCACTCTTGGGGAGTCTTAAACGCATCTTCTGGTAAAGGTTCTACACCTTCTACTTTTGGTTGAGTCCAAGGTTTGTCTTCAAACTGTTGATATAAAAGATCTGGGTTTATATCAATACGAAGTGGGTTACCCTCTGAATCTCGACGAGTTTTAGCACCAATTTTATCCCCAGTTGCTTTACGAACAATATCGGTTGTTTGAACAACAGGAATACCTTCAATAGAAGCAGGAACATCAGCCAGTTTAAAGCGGTCATCACCAGCACTACGCAAATCACCACTGTGTAGACCATCGTCAGGCATCTGAAGCTTGTGATCTTCAGGGATCTGACCAGTACTCTTAGCTTGATCAACAGCTTCTTTACGATCTAAGAAACGACCGTCTTCTGTAAGGAACCCCTGCTCATGGGTGTCTTTAGTTTCTGCTTTACGTTTCTCACTGTGCTTAGGACCAAGAGGTTCAATCTCACCAGTCTCTTTGTTCTTAATAGCAGTTTGAACCAGAGGAGACTTAGACTCACGTTCCTTTTGAATCTCCTTAACCTTCTGCAAGAAGACAGCCTTCTCTCCCTCTGTAGCACCAGGGGGAGGTTCAGGAGGCAACTCGGCTTTAGGTTTAGGCTCACCTAAAGTAGGAGTCTTCTTCTCCATAAGCATACCTGCACCTTTGCTACCGGCAGCAACCATGCCAACGTTAGCCATAAGAGGTACAGACTCAGAAGGAATGCCAGTAACTTCTTCGACTTTCTTACCAACAGTCTGGAGCTTTTGTCCAAACCAAGACATAGCTTGGGGTAAAGGAGCGTTAGCATAAGCATCTGCTTCACCAAACAATGCAGAGATTTTCTGCATGGGATTCATTAGGGCATTGCCAACAACTTCACCAACACGAGCACCACGTTGGTAAGCTTGTTTAGGAGTCTCACCAGTAAACGGACTAGCTAGCATACCAGCAGTAGTCGTAGCTAGTTCAGCACCTGCTGCAGCAATAAACCCAGGAGTAGACAAAGGAATGTCTAATGCCGAAGTAGTACCAGCTAAGAATTGGCTGCCACGTTGAGCCAACATTGACCGTTGTTGTGGTTCTTTAGGTTGTTGAGCAGTTGTACTCTTAGCTAGATAAGCATCAGGATCAAAGCCTTTAGAAGGAGCTGGTGTGCTTTTAGCAGAGGCATCTGATGCTAGGTATGCGTCTGGATCAAAAGCCATTATTTAACTCCTAAACGTTCTTTAATCTTTTTAGCACGAGGATCGTTAGGGTTACTGTTAGCCCAATCTAAAGCAGCCTGATCATCACCACTTAATTTGTTACTAGGAGCACCTTTAGGTGGCATCATAGTAGAGTTATCAGGTGCAGCTATTTTACCTTTGTTCGCAGGTGCAGGTTCTTCACTAGTACCAACTGCTGCTATTGAAGACTTGAGCCTGTCTATAACACGTTGTTTACCTTTGAAGCTATCAGGAGCTTGTGTAGCAAGATCTAATTCTTTTTCCAACATGTCTCGTTGATATTTATCACGTTCTTTACGAGCATTGTTCCAGTTTTCAATAGCCTTTTTTTCTGCATCAGAGCCAGATGGAACTTTTTGTAGAGCATCCCTAGCGTCAGAGACTTTTGTGTTTAAAGTTTGCAGACCTTTGTTTGCAGTACGTTCAATGTTGTTACGATTTTTTTCGTAGTCTTCCCAACTTAAACGCGTTTCTTTTTCTTTAAACCTAGCTGTTCTACCACGCTCTGCAGTGTCAGCACGTTCTTCAGCAGACTTTTCTCTAGACTTTTCTATTGCCATAGAGGAAGCTTCTTTAGATTTCTCACGAGCAAAAGCAGAAGATTCTCTAGATTCTTCTCTAGAAGTAGCACCAGTTTCACCAATTAGTTTGCGTTTAGTAGCTTCTTTTTCGTGTTCTTTGGTGTTTTCTAATCTGTTTTCACCAATAATAGTTTGTTTGTTTGTATCCACAGCTATTGTTTGCATAGCATTTTTGCGGATACCAACCAACATCAAATTGTTAAGAGCAGCTTTTTTCTCTGCATTAGAAAAGTTATTCCAGTTCTCTTGACCAATTTGAGAGATAACATCTTTCTGAGCTTTTTCTGGAAGACGATTAAAGGTATCACCAATTTTATCTTCTGCTACGCTACTAAGAACAGCCGCAGCTTTTGAAAGCTCTCGCTCATTGTTGTCCAGAGCTTTAGCTTCATCAGCAACTTTTTTAGAGTCATAAATTGTTGCACTATTAAAAGCTTTTTGTGCATCTTCAAATTTACCTGCTTGCATTAAAGCAAGACCAGTCATCCTAGAAACATCTCCAAAACGATTTTCATCTACAGCAGTTTGCATTTCAGGAGACTGATACATCTTAGCAAGCTTGTCTCTAGAATCTCTGTCAGCTTGTATGCCAATCTCTGAGATTGTGTTAGCAAGTTTACTACGCTGAACGTTAGCTTGTTCTTGTTGTAGCTTGAGCTGTTGCTCTTGCATCTTGTTAGCTTCAACTTGCTGAACATTAGGCATTGCAGCCATGTTCTGCTGAAGCTGTAAAGCAGCATTGCTACCAGCAGCTACATCGGACATTAAGAGTGGCATATTATTTCCTTATCCACCAGTGTAGCCACTGAAATCCATACCAGCAGTAGGTGCGCTACTTCCACCAGCCATAGACGACATACCACCGCCTACCATAGAAGCGTTACCAGCATTAGCTGCTTGCATACCTAATACTTGTGCTCCAGTAGGATTGGTATACATGTTATTACCAAACAAACCTGAAGTACCAAGAGTACCCATACCTTGACCAAGAGCTTGCCAACCAGCTTGTTGTTGTTGCATACCAAGTTGAGCTGCAGCAGCAGGATTAAATCCAGCACCAGCACCACCAGACAACTGACTCAAATAGTTAGTCATAAAACTAGAGTAGCTTTGTTGACCAAGCTTCTGTAGGGCAGCTTCTTCATTACCAGAGTACAACATACCAGAGGTAGCAGCACTGGCTTTGTTAGCAGCCATAGCAGGATCAACAACACCTGTTTGGAACTGTGTGTACCCAGGCATCTGTTGAATGTTTGCACTCTGTCCAGGCTGTAAATAACCAGCATACATCTGAGCCAATTGAGCTTGGTATGGAGCCATTGGATTAGCTTGAGCAGTAGCAGAGCCAGGCCCAGAACCGCCAAACCCCAAGGCATTAGTAATAGCTCCACCAGTAAGGGAGTTAATACCACCAGCTATACCCAAGCCAGCAGCTAAACCACCCGCAGTAATTCCAAAAGTCATTTTAGTTCTCCGTGAGAAGTTCTTTAGTTGAGGCAATTAAACCTAGTTCTTCGTAAGAAGGAGCAATAACTTCTTCTTCCATCTTGTCTAGATTTTCTTCACCCAAGTGTTTTGTGAGGTGAACTGTTACCCAGATAGTATCTTCTTCTGCAATAACAGCACGCTTAAGACCTACCTCAGAAACAAAGATGCAGGGAGCTTCAAAATACTTTGGCCCAAACTCTGTTGACACAGCGACTTTACCTTGCATGATAAAGTTTAAATGCTGATGCCTATGTATTTTACCTATGATTAGCGTACCTTTGGGAATAAACATTTGTCGGGCATAAGTGCCACAACCGTACTTCTCATCAATAGGGGCGTAGTGGTGAGTCAGTTTACAGTCAGGTAAGGTGTCTTTCATTAGACCTTCAGCAGCCATCTTTAACATGCCCTCTTGGACATTCAAGATGTTTTCTCTAAACTGAACTTTAGCTAGAGAGTTATTGCTGCTATCAATGGTTACATTTGTACTCATGTCTTACCTTTTGTATTGGGGATTACCACCAACACCTTGCTCTTGATCCATCTCACCTATGCGGAAGTCAATCTCAGCAACATCTAAGCGAAGAGGTACATTATCTGTACACAAGAACTGCCAAGACCTACGACGATCAGCACCACTTAAGTACACTTGAGAACGAGCTGCATTTAGATTAACAGGGCGAGGTACAGAGTAACTAACGTAGTCATTACCTGAATGACTGATGTACATAGTACCAGCTACTTTATCACCAACTATTTCTAAACGACCATAGAACTTACGTTTAGTAGTACCGTTGTCCATGATATTAGTAACAGACCTACAGTAGATAGGTTGCCCATTATCTTGGTAGACTTCAGTGTTTAACTGGTACAAGATAGCCCTATCGTCATCTAAGCAGTAGGGAATGTTGTTTAACTCAGCATAGAACGTAGGACGGAAGTACATCTCATAGTACGTACCTGGGTTAGGTTGATCGTTAGATGCCATAGCCCATTGAGTCCATGTGTACCACATCTTCTCATCAATGTCGTACACAAGAGTCTTGTTTGAATCAATAAGAGTTAAGACGTAAAACGTATGACCACTAGTCTTGTAGCAGTAAGCACGTACGTTAACTAAGTCATCAGCTTCTAAGTGACGATCAATGTGGCTAGTAGACACCTTAACAGGAGATACACCATCCATGATGTACACAGACTTGCCGTACGTACGAGTAGTACCAACCCACAGTACCGTGTTACTAGTAGCAACAATGCTGTCCCCATTAGCACAGCCAATTTCATTGGTGTAGCTGGCAGCTAGGGCAAGAGGAGAACCAGGGTAGTTACCAGCATCGTAGAAGAATTGCGTACTAGTAGCACCAAAAGCTATGAGGTAGTTTAGGTGTTTAGCAATACCAACAAGGGTATCTGTAGTCTGTTCAAAGCTTAAGAAGCTAAGAGCGTTCCAAGATTTAGGATCACCAAGGTTGCAGTTGTAGATGCGGTTATTAGTTGTACCTATAAACACATAGTTGTCTAGGAACACAGCACCAGATACAAACGGACCACTAGGGAACGAGTTAAGAGCTGGAGTTAACACAGCTCCGTTACCTAAGTCTTGAATAGTAACCGTACCAGATACGTCAGCAACGTTAGCAATGTTTAACGTAAGGGTTGTACCGTTGATGCTAGTAATGTAAGCGTTAGGAGCCACACCAGTACCTGTAACGTACATACCTGTATATACACCCGTAGCACTGGATACCGTGATCTCATAGAACCCATTAGAGCCTGTAGCAGTAGGTGTTTGAGTAGCAGGAAGGTTAACTGTACAAGTACCAGCAGAGCTAAGACCACTACCAGGGTTAGTCAGGGTTACAGTACTAATAAGCCCGTTAGTAACAGTGGCGGTAGCAGCAGCGCCACTAGCAGAAAGGCTAAGGGTAATACCACTGCTGTAATTAAGCCCAGGATTGTCAATGCTAATATTGACAAGGTAGGTATTACCAATAGCACTAAAAGAGCCGCCTTGAGTAAATAGATAACCGTTGACTTTGTTTTGGATAAATAAGTAAGAGTCAAGGAATGTCCTTACAAAGTAGCTCTGACTAGTAGATGCAGACGTAGTACCAATGGTACTCACAGACGGAGTACTAGGATTAATTTGATACACCGTGTTATTAATAACACCAACCAAGTTACCGTTGTATGGGGTTAACCCTTGTGCTTGGGTGTAATTAGGTGGAGTTACGGATGTTACTTGAGTAACGTATTGCAACCCAGGACGTTTAACCCAATCACGCTTACCACCACTGCTATCAAAGAAAACGTTAGCACAGTACGAGTCAGTAGCAAAAGACCCGTTACGACTTTCAATAGGTTGGGTAAGAGCAATACGTTCGGTAGTCATGCTTACCGTCCGTAAGAGTTAGTGTTGGTAGACCTAAATTCAGGCATAAAGAAAGTACTAGAAGCTTCAACGTCCCAATCAGACAGCTTTTCTTTGTACATAGCAGCACGTTGCATAATCTCTTGGCGGTAGTTCATAGGAACACCGTACTGCATAGACAGCTCATCAGCTAGTCCCCAGACCAAATAGTTCTGCCACTCAATAGGAAAGTCAGGAGTATCAGTAGACGTACCCGTGTTTAGGGTAACGTCATTGATAGGCATCTGAGCAATCACGTGCAACTGAATGTTAGTCTGCGAGTTAAGGTCAGGAGTCAAGTACACATACAACACACCATAAGTACTACGTGGATCGTAGAACAAAGTGTTAGCAGTACCAGTAGAGAACTTAGATCCCAATACGTTGTACTCTTGTTTAGATACAAGTAATACAGGTGTATCAATAGGAGGAGACACTTGAATGTTACGGTAGAACCCCTGAATAATCTTCAAAGGTTTGTCAGTAATAGCTACTGTAGGATTCAATGAATCATACATCAACGTAGAAGAAGATCCACCCAGTGTGTATGTAGTTTGATTAGCTGTAGTAGGGATGATCAACTCAGAGATTTTCCACAACTTAAGACCGTCAATACTTGCTTGTTTAATGAGCAAGTTAAGAGCCATCAAAGCATTAGCGTAGGTGTTTGAATCAGGAGTATCTCCAATTTCAAGAACACCTAACCGACCTAATGCTAGGGATATGATCTGACTGCTGCTAATACTGTAGGTAGAACTCATGTTGTTTATCCAATAAGGAAGCTGTTTAAGCTAGGAGCTATCTTACTAGGAACCATACAGCCAGGAATACCTGAGCTAGGTATAGCGTATGAACCCTCTAGGGTACACACAGGACGGTATCCGTTATCTTTGTTAGCAGCAGCACAATCAGCTACGCCATAGTCTGCAACTCCATTGATACCAATGAGGTCACATACAAAAATAAATTGATCTTGCTGCTCTGATCTAACGAATGGTGGTGTCTGAATATCAGCAACACCGTGTACGTAGTCTTGAGGTTGACGAGGTTCCCAGTCACCTTGGCAGACCATAAGTCCGTCCCAACGTAACCGTAACTCACTTTCTTTGTATTTGCGACCACATTGGTCACATATAACTAGCCAGGAACCATTGTCCCATCTTGATCTGTAAGACATAGAATGTTCCTAGTAACAAGTTTGTTAGCGCACCTTTATGATTTGACCTCTAAATTCAATGTGGTCTTTATCAAATTTATGTACAAGTTCTGGGTATAACAGTCTGCCATTATGGAATGTTAAGACAGCAAAACCACTGGCCCAGTT